TTACATAGTTCCCATAAAAACGTGGCAAAGGTGTGGATATATAAGCTTTTCCTCCAGCCGACGCAAAGACAATTGTTCCATCCGTCTTTAATAGTGTCGTAGCTCCTCCCCATGGAGCAGACCATGCGGACAATCCCGTTGATGCCTTAAAACATCGGTTATGCCACGATGTGCAGACAGCCCCCAAATTTTCTCCCCACGACAATACCGACCCATTCCATTTTAATGCCACGTTGTGCGAATACCCGCAGGCAATGTCGATGATGCCGAAATTTTTCCCGCTTGGAATATCCCGTTGACCAGTATCATTGTAGTACCAACCCCAATCATCGCCCCAGGCAGCCGCTGTGCCATCCGACCTGAGTGCCATTGCATTTCTGTAATTGGCTGATATTTTTATCCATTTGACAGGCGAAGTCGGTGCAGATGGAAAGGTTCCTCCGATTGCCATCCCCCATTTAACCAACGTAACAGTATTGCCGTCTGTTTTTAATGCGAGAGAATGTGCAAGACCACAAGCAATAGCAATGTACGTTTCACCCGGACCGAGTGCGGGAGCGTTACATTCTTCATGACCATTGTCTCCCCAGCCAACAATTGTACCATCATTTTTTATTGCGAGACAATGCGATGGTCCACAAGCTATATCAACATAAACACCGGTTGTCGGCTTATCGGTAATCTGACTATTGGAATAGAGTCTCCAAACCTCGATTGAACCATTTAATTTTAAAGCCATTCCCGTAATGTTAGCGGCCGCAACTTTTGTAAAAATTCCTGCCGGGGGAGGCGAATTTTCTAAACCATATTCTGTTACCCCCCATTGCGCTATATGCCCGTCTGTCTGGTCAATTGCCAGGCAGAAGTAACTTCCGCACGCTACATCTATAAATCTCCCCGCAGGTTTTCCTGAATAAACTGGTGGACCGGCATAGTAAGGGCCATTTATGAGGTTTTGGTAATTATCCTGACCAAGACCTGTAAGGGTGAAGTCTTTTCTTATAAAAAGGTCATTGAACAGGCCCGCGGAGATTTTTCGGACACAATTAGTATTTCGCATCTATGCCTCTCCCCCGCAGATGGGTGAAAATGTTGTAAACGAACGCCAGAGTCCAGCGATCTGTTCCACCTTCATTTCATCTCTGACCGCGAGCAATGGCGTACAATAACTAAGATTTTCGCCGCCCTCATATATTTTACAAGTCACGGTGATCGTCGGATACAAAACCCACCACGTCGGAGAAGAGGTCGGGTTGTGTCCCGTATTGGAATTTTGGAGGGATGTGTAGTAATTATTATCGCTGCCAAAAACCACTGACCCTAAATTATAAGGTGTCCCGCCGTCCCAGGTCCCGAATTTCTCCCACCAGGCCGTTTCGGTTATCAAATGATTGACATTGGCTGCCTGCAGCGATTTATAAATTAAACCATCGCTTCCAAAAACACGTTCATTCGCCGCATAGGTCGTAGTATTTACCCAGTTTTTTACCTCCTTCCACCACGTCGGCGAGGTCGCTGGGGTATGACCCGTGTTGTTGTTTTGCAGCGAGACATAAACTTTTTCATCACCGCCGCAGCACACTAACTTGTCTATGGCATAAGGAGTCGCTGCCACCCAAACTCTCGGAAATGGATTATCAAGGAAACATACAATCGTATTTCCAGTCCCCGCCGCTATCTTGCAATAGGCAAGATGAACATCAGTCCCACCGCCGCCGCCGGGGATAAAACGCTGTCGCCGGCGATAGGTCGGTTGTATCGCCCGCGCCCGCCGTTCGATCACGCGAATGGCGTCCTCGACCCGCCGCGCGTTTTCCGGCGTCAATACGACGCCATCCAGGCCGGTCACGTTCGCCACCTCAACTGGAATATATTGAAGGAACGTTGTTTTTTTGTCTTGAAGTATAAAAAGACCGGCGGAGCCCCTGGCATCAGCGTATTGCCGACCGAATCCAGCAGCACCGGTGAATCGATGGGGTTTTCGCCGTTATTGGGCAGGGTGGTCAGGTCGATGCCGAAATTTTCCGGCAGGTTTTTTTCCAGGATCCGGCGTTTTTTTAACTGGGCGTCCCTGTAAAAGAATCCCTGATTGAGTTGCTGTCTCTGCCAGCCGTATAGGTTGGTTGTACCCGGCTTATACGCCAGCCGGATATGGATCTCGAGATAGACCTCATAATACAGCACGTTGCCCCAATAGGCCGGGGTGAACGTCCATTTGTTGATTTTAATGACATAGGCCGGGAAGTTGGCTCGGTCGATTTGTATGTTGTCGTTGTTGACCGCGTTGGTATAATCCGCGACAATTAAAGGGTCATAAGTCGCCGCGGCATAAGTGATTCGTCCGACGAGGTCGGTGGCCATTTCCCGAGGCGGCGGGTCGAAGGGTTCCCCGGCGCTGTTGGCCACGGGCTGGCCGTCGATATCATTTTCGACAATCGCCGATTCTTCGACGGTGTCCCATTTGACCTCCGCGAATCGCTCCAGTGGATTCTGCTGATACCGGTATGTGACGTCGACGAACCACGACAGGGGACCTATTCCCGGCCTGGCCTTTTTATCCACCACGAACCACTCCGGCCCCCAGGGGTGTGTATCGCCGTAGTTTGGGACAGTCACGCCGCCGCCGCTGGCCGTCAATGCCAGGCTCTGTTTTCCGGCCATCGTTTCATCGCTGTCGAATTCCACCTGATAGACCAGTGTGGCCTCGCCGGCGAGGTTGACTCCATCGCGCCGCTGACTGACCGAACATCCCGCATGCGGTTGTGTGACTTTAATCACTGCCATTTTTTTTGTCTTTTTTTATAAATCAGCGCTAATCTGTGAAATCTGTGGTTCCTGTTATCCGAAATTACTGAATCGCAATTGTGTGGTGGGCTGGCCCTGTGCGTGTCGCAGTAATTGTTCGATGTTGCGATTCATTCTATTGATTGCTTCCGCCATTGTCTTGGTGTGATTCGCCGTCTGCACCGCTGGGTCGTATCCCGCGTTGTATCCATACGCCCCCGACATAAACCGTACATCCTCCGCCGGCGTTTTACCCGACGGATGTGAACGGCCCTTTATTTCGTCCGGCTTAACCCCCGCCAGCTCTAATCGCCTCTGCTCTTCGAGAAGTTTTGTATCATGGAAGGCCTCGCGGGCCTTTTGAATCTCATATCTATACTTGATCTCGATGGCCTTTTTTTCGCGCTCCACCTTGTCCTTAATCTGCGAGGCCTCCAGCTCTTCGACTCGCTGCCGCTGGTCCCGTTCCCATGAAAGTTCGTCCCCTCGCTCCTTGTTTCGCCGTTCCATCTCTTTTTGCTGGACCGCCAGTCGTTGCTCGCCTTCCTCCGTCCGCATTCGGGCTAATGCTTTATCTTCCTCTATTCTGCGTTGTGCATCCTCCGCCTGTTTTTTCCGCAGCGCCTCCTGTGCCGGCCCAAGAATTTCTTTTTTGGCGCGTTCGGATTCGGTTCGATCTCTCGCCTGGGCCGCCGCCGCAGGATTATAATATGCCGGGTACAAACCCAATGGAGAAAGGGGTGGACGGGGTTCTCCCTCGCCCTCCATTTTCCGTTTTAATCGTACCGCCTCTCTGCCCTTCTCCACTTCTTTCTCGAGCGCGGCCAATTCTTCTTTCCGGCCGGCCCGTTGTGCCTCAATATCGACGGCCTTAATTGCGGAGCCGGGAGCGCCGATGTTTTCAAGCTGCATCCGCCGGATATCATAGATACCCTTCCGAATACTTTCAAATGTTCTTTCCGTGGATTTTCTCACCTCGTCCAGCAGACTGACGATGTGTTTTAGGCCCGCGGTATTGCTGATCGCCTCCATCATCCGTGCCGCCGCACGGCCGATAAGCGGGATGTCCCTAACTATGTTTTCCACGGCCTCGTTGATTTCGATATGTTTTTTCAGGACCTCGTCTAAGGGGGCCTTTAGTTTCATCGACTCATATTGCCACATTTTGAATCCGACCGTCACCAGGTCGATGCCCACCCGCATCGCCGTCACGACCGCCATTCTCGACGACAGCCCGGCAAACAACTGATCCACCGAACTTGTTGGACCGCCGGCCGCCGCACCGCCCATGCCGCCGCCGGCCGTGGTTCTCTTAATCGCGGAATCGACTTGTTTGATCTGTCGCAAAAATGATGTCGTCCCGCGCTGGGACTGGTCGATGGCCTGAAAGATGATGTCAACCGCGTAAGGCGTTCCCATATTTACCTCTTTTTTAAAACCACAGATTTCGCTGATTATACTGATTTATTAAAAATATTTATCTGTGAAAATCTGTGCAATCTGTGGTTAATATTTATTTAAACCTCTTAGTCAATTCCCAATCGTTTTTTATGGATGTTTTCTTCGCTCCAGACAAACCGGCAGGCGGTGACAAAGTCCGCCGCCTGGTCTAATACGCCGCCGTCAACCGGCGGCAGGCCTTTTTTATATAGCTCAGCCAGTTCGAGCAGCTCCCAGATATCCGGTGTAATCAATTCCAAAGGGCAGCCTGTGATTTCGATTCTGCCGACATCGCATTCCTGGCAGCCGTGTCCTCCGCAACGGGTGCATTCCATCACCAGGGGCAATTGCCCGGTCGGTTTATCTTTGCAGTTTTTTATTCCGGGGCAGTCGCCGCAGGGCCTGCCGTATTTGTACCCGACGGCGAGTCTGATTTTTTTTGTTCGTCCACCGTCGGTTTCTGGCCCTTCCAGGCCTTGCTCAGCAATTCAAACGCCTCGTCGATAATCAGCACGTCCTCTATTTTCTCAAAGGCGAACGGAATTTCTTTCTTGTCGGGGTCGGAGACATTTTCCCAGCCAACGATAAGGGGTCTTATCGCGGCCAGGACGGCGTCGGCCACCACGTCCGGGTCTTTGGTATCCGCCCGATACGCGGCGTCATGCAGCTTGGCCGCCTCGCGCCATTGCCGCATCGTCAGGGTTCGGCACAAAAACGCCGGCTGCGGGTCTTTGTTTTCATCCACCGCCAGTATCACCTTAAACGTTTGTGTTGGGTCGCAGATTATCGGCACTTGTTGCCTCGCTTTCTTTTTGTGGTTTTGTGGTTTTCACGGCCGTCAGATATCGCTCCTGTGTTTCCGCCGGCAATTCCCTAAACAATCTCACGATCTCCCGCGGGTCGGTATTCTCATGCCCGCCGTGGTGTTTTTTGAACGCCTTGACGATAACATCCGGCGTCGGCTTTTCAGTGTGAGTGTTCATATTTTTTCTTGCTTTCTTTTATACTGTTTTTTCACAACTCAAAACTAAGAACTACCAACTCAAAACTGTTTTCATTACGCCGCCGACACGACCATTGAAACATTGTCGTCTCCGGAAGTCAGCAGCGCGCGGCATTTGACCTGATTGACTAAAAGTTTGTTGCGCGCCGCGGCCGGGTTTTCGAGAATTTCCCCCTTGGCGACCGTGATGATGAGTTTGTCGGTCGCGTTGCTGAAGGTGGCCACCAGGGCCAGCGTCGTCTGTGCCTTTCGCAGGCTATCAACGTCCCAGGTCGCGATCAACTGGGATTCCGGGTCCATACTGACCATGATGGATTCGGAATAGGCAAGATAGGCTGTCACGCCGCCTGTGCCGTTGGGGTTGGGCTGGGGTTCCACGGCAATCCCCAAATCTAATTCATAGCGAGATATCTTCGCCGGCGCCGCGTCAATGGTAAAAGCCGTAAATTTCATTGGCTTTTGTGTCGAGGGGGTCCATGTCGGCAGGGCGGCGGCGGCTTCGCCGAGCCATCGTCCGGTAAAATCAAACTGCATCGAGGCGGGCTTCCCCATCGCGTCGCAGGAAATAACGCAGGTGCCGGAACAGCCCGACATCGTTTTCAGTTTTCCGCTTTGATACGCCGCGATGGAGATTGTTTTTTTGTCGGTGTAGCTGGAAGTCGGCGCGGTATAGGTGCTTGTGGTCAGCTTGAAGTTGCACGCCTGCAGCAAGGCCGATATCGCCGCGTTTAAGGCGCCCGCCCCGCTGCCGAGGAGTTCCGTTCTAAAGCTGCATTTTCCTTTTTCCGATGTGAATACCCCGACGTTATTGTCGGCCTCATATTTGCCCGTCCCCTGCCGCGCCTCGTTCTCCGTGGTCGGGTCGCATTTCAGGTCAAAGCACAGCAGGTCCAGCGTCGGTGTTTCGTAGGTCCCTTTGGCGGCTTCGCTTAATACCTTGATAACGTAGGTTCGTTCTAATAGTGTATCGCTCATGGTCATTTTGTGTCTCCTTTAATTTAGGGCTTAGCCCTTTATGGCTTAGCCATTTACGCATAAGGGTTATCATATTGAGTTCGATAGGTCACGACCACCGGCGCGACCACGCCGGTAACCGATTCTGTTTCATTTTCTACTTGGAAATCTGCCTGCGGCAGGACGTGCGTATCGATGGCATAGTGTCCCCGGGTATGGTCCGCCATCAGGGCCTTTTTTATGTCCGCGTAAATCTGATTGCGTCGGGTATCGAGCAAATTTGTCTCGGTGTCTTCACCCATCACGTCCACAATCAGATAAAATTTCTGGTCTATATCGCAGCATCCGACGGCTTGGGCGTCGGTTTCCTCCGGTGTTTCATCCTGCGCAATGAGAACTTCTCCCTCCGCAGGGGGAGCGTTTTTGTAGGATTTGCACCGCCGTGCCGTTAGCGTCTGTTTATATCCCGCGGCGATGGTGATGCCGTTAATGGTCTGCTTGATATTTTCCGCGATGTTTTCCAGCACCGGTACATCTTCCAGTGTTTCCGACCCGGCGCCTGCGTTATACAGATATGTGATCTCCGCCGCCGTCAGCGCCCGGTTAAAGATCATAACGTTATCGAGAAGACCGGAGAAAAATTGGTTGACAATCGGACCGTTACCATAATCATAAATCTCTGCTCCCAAAGGAAGCGAAACAGGATTTGTATAATCCGTCATTTCGATGTCTGACCTTATGCCTGTATCGTCAATGTAATGCTGCATAATGCCGTTTCTATAGAGTTCTAATTTTGCAATAGAAGGTGCAAGTTTAGTGATTACGACGGTAATCATTATCCAAGGATTGACGCCATTTGGTAAAACATCTTCAAAATAAGCATATAAAGATTTGTCTTTTGCAAAATAGGTCGCGAAAATTCTACCATCTATCCCAAGTGAAATGCTGACATCATTTATTCCGTATGGAGTACTCTCGTCATCGTATTCGTGGCATAAAAAACGTTGTATTTCCGGTGGTCGTCCATCCGTAGGTTTTACCCATAAACTCATCGTAAAACTATCCCTGAAAGTGTCCTGAAAGGTTTTATTGGTATCCACATAATCAGACGAACCGTCAAACTGAAGCGCCCCGCCGACCTTGCCGTCCACGGACAGCAGATTCGTATTTCGTTGTGCCGTACCATTGGAGGTTTCCCGGCTGTCGGCGACGGTTTTGTTCCGTGCGCAATCATTCATTTTGTAGTGCGCAACGCAGGCTTCTAAGAGTGTACTCATGCCACCGCCCCTTTCCGGTGTTCGACGATCAGCCTGACCTGGTCCATCACGTGCTTGCTCAATTTCTGTTTGGCATCCACGATAATCTCATCCACCATATTTTCCATCCCTGTGAACATTCGCCAAAGGGATGGCCCGCGGAGCATATCGATGGGGTATCGCGGCGTCCGCTGGGGACCGTTGCCACTAATTTTCAGTGGACCGGGAAGTTCTTCGTAATCGCCCACCTTCTCCATTTCCGTATATGGCCAGTGCTTAATGTCGGGAGGTCTGGGATACTTCTGTTTTTTCTTTGGTCTCCAATAGCCCCCCTCCCATTTTTTCCATAATCCACGTCTGCGGATGAAAACCCCTTTCGTTCCGCCAAAGCCCCCTGTGATAAATGCGCTGACCGCCATCCTGGTACCTGATCCTATTCCGGCCTGATACTGCACGCCGCCGCCGCGTTTCTTGATCTGCTTTGCCGCGAATTCGATGAGGTTGATCCGTGTATGGCTGATGCGGATCGCAGCGCCTGCGGCGGCATTTGGGGCTTCATAAGGGATCACCCGCTTGCGGATCGCCGTGACATGTTTGATGGTGCTTTTCTCTTTCATCGTTCGGACAATCGCCGTTCTCGCCATTCTCATGGTCCGGTTCTCCGCCCGCACCAGCACCCGGTCTAATTTGTCCGGGCTGAGCCCGTGCATCGCTAAAATCAGCGCCTGTATCTGTCTTGTGTCCGCCTGTACAAAAAACTGCTGATTCATTAATTTTACCTTTTGATGGCTAAGCCATCAATTTTCACAGATTATTTTTTATGAATCCGCGCCAATGGCTAAGCCATCAATCTGCGCAATCTGTGGTTAATATTGTTTCTTCACTACCGCACTTCCAACACAAGCATCCCGGCGTCCTGGTCTAAAATTTTCACCAGCAGACGGTCCTGCGGGGTCTCTCCGAAATTGACCGCCAATCGTATTTTGTCCTGGTTTTTTTTGAATTCCGCCGAGCTGATCCCGTCTGAGATGGAATTGGCTACGGATATCGCCAGCTCCGGCCCCGTGCCTTGTTTTGTCCCGGCCACGCGGCCGATGCCGTTGCGTTCCACGATGGCCTTGATGCCGCGTTCGGCGCCGACGGCGGGGATATACACCACGGTCTCTCCCCATACTGCAAGCTGCAGCAGGGCGGCCTTTTGTTCCGCTGTCTCGATTTCAGTGGACATTATTTATTTTCCTGTTCCTTGATTCCGGTTACAGGTGGCGGAAAGAACCCTCGATCACCCGGCTGCCCGACCAATAGTATTGCACCGCATCTGTGATTTCGTTGGGGTCGGTGTTTTCGGTGCCGAACACCTTCATCCAGACCTGCCCGATATCCCACGCGGAGCCATTCGCCTTGGTCGGTTGGTTAAGGTTATAGGAGCCGGTATAGGGATTGTAGACCACGGAAATCAGCGTATCGGCCCAGGCCGGTGTGGCGGAAAACACTTTATTAATATTGTCCCAGGCTGTCAATTCCACAGCGCTTCCGAACTGGATGTTGATCGGGTCGCTGAGCTGGCCGGCCGTGGCGAGGATTTTAATCTTGCCCGTGATATCAAGGATGATGCTCAGCGTCTTTTTCTGCGACGCCGGTCCATATTGGGGGTCAAACCACGTCCATTTCCGCCGCGATTTGTTCCATTGCCCCCAGTTGCAGGATATCAACAGATCGCCATAATCTGCCGTCGCGTCCGCCGATCCGAAAATCGGGACCGTATAAATTCCGGTGGGAAGCGTCGCCGGGATATTGCCGTAGAACTTCTTAAACGCCGTGTCCGCCGTCAGGTCGATGGCCGCGTGAGCGAATGTGCAATTTGCGTTCATGGCAGACGAATTTGTGTCCCATTTTTTCGCGTCCGACGCGGATTGCAGTTGAAAGTATGTCTTTGTATACCCCTGATACTGCGGCCCGATCACGTCGAATTCGTTCGGGTCCGCCGTCGCCAAAATCAAGCCGCCAAGGGCCGCAAATAAAGCCGCCAAAATCATCTTTTTCATCGCAAAATCCTTTCGATTTTAGTAATTGGGTCCAAGTGAATTTCCGTTTGATGAACCTAACGAATTTCCGTTCGGAGAACCTAACGAATTCCCGTATGACGAACCGAGACTATGAGAGTAAATCATCGGGTCAATAGAATTAAACACTTCAACCACTTCCGCCTGTGTGAGTTTTCTGTCGAATATCCGCACATTCGCAAAAGCGCCCCGGCCATAAACAGGTGCGCCCGCATTGTCATTGTATCCTAATCTTAATTCGGAAGGACTTGATAAAGGGTTTGTTGTTCCATCGCCGACCCATCTAAATCCCCACCGGGGGTCTTGGATATAAATTTTTGTTCCAGATGAATCCCCCACAAGACAAACATTCACCTGGTCAAGATAAAAGGGCTGATAAACAAATGCGATATGATAAGTATTTCCATTATGCCAATGTTTTCCTCCAAGATTGTCTGTTGTAACCGTCGTGGCATCGTTATCGGCAATGGTGATAAATACACTTTCTTCGGTTACATTTGATACAACACTATTTATAAGTGAATCCGGCGTCCAGTTTGCGTTACTGTCAACAAGTGTTGTACTTGAACCATCCTCTCCCGTGTGAGTTCCTTTATATTGCCAGCCGGTAGCCGTTGTTCCATCATTCATTGTGAATCTGTCCGATGAATTCACATTGGTATGATAGGATAAGTATAAATCAAGATAAGTCGCTCCCGCCCCTTTAATGTAGGCAATAGCCGTATTCCCGTTTTTTCTATTATTGGCTGCATATCTCGGAAACCACACAAACGACACCGACCACTTATCGGAAAGTTTATTAAGAATGGAAGATTTGTATTCCGCGTCCGTAATCCCCGCGTCAAATCCTTTCAGGTCATAAACCCTTGAAGTGCTGACGATATATTCGACACAATCCACATAGAAGATATAATCACCCGCCGCAATCGGGTCGGTCGTCGGGTCATCGGCAAGGATTTGCAGATGCCAGTCTTTCCCGGTCCAGTCTCCAATGGCCTTAAAAGTGCAGGTAATCAAGTTCCAGTCATTCGAGATTATCCCTATACTCGAACCAATGGCGGTGGAATTCTGCGCCGTTCCTGAACCATTATATGTATTTATCGCCTTGAACTTCACCTGTTTGGGGCAAGTCCCGTTCTTGATAAACGCCCTTGCCGTGATATAATCCCCGGCAACTGGTTTATATCCTCCCGCCACCTGAATTGTCGGCCCGTCAATCGTGGCTGTTCCGCCAGTTCCATCCGCAACAAGAGTGCATTTCATAGATTTTGAACCGTGCAAAGCATAATCAGTACTGGACGCGATTGCAAAACTGGTCTCTCCTGTGTTGGCCGCTGTCCAGCTAGTTGTATTTGTCTCGAAATCATTATTGGTGCAGAGATTTGTAATCGCAGGGAAGACATATTCGGCGTTGACTATCTTCGTTTGTGGGAAATTGTATTGCGCCCCGACTGTCTCGGCGGTATTCGTATAGGTTGTGGCAAAGAGATTATTTCCCGCCCGTGCGAAATATCGAAAACCGTGGGTTACTGTTGTCGTACTTTTTCGCGACAGACAAGACCATAAATTGCCGTCTTGGGAAAAAAATAACCCATTTCTGTCAATGACGGTTGCATCCCTTTGCTGACCGCCAGAAAAATATAAGCTCCCTAATTTTTCAATATCAAAAAAAGAAGACCCAGACGTTCTTTCGATATGAAATAATCCGGGGGTTGTCCCTAAAGGAGGCGGACTCCACAATCTCGCATAGTTTTCCCCAACATAAAATGTATCGTCCGATGGGTCGTGCCGCATTACCGGCGGGACGGAAACATCATCAGATACCCAATAAATGTAATTTCCAATGGTAATTCCAGAAGTCCACTGGCCATAAGTTGCGGCGGCGGTCTTGGTGGAAAAAGCATCTCTCGTCCAAACACCTGCGGCCTTTGAGATAGAATAGATTTCAGAAAGTCCCGTCCCGTCCCCCTGGGCAACATAAATCTTACTATGGTCTGTCTTGGTCGGGTCAAAGACAACACAGTGTATATGTTTTGTTGCGGAAAACCCGTCGTCGTATGCGGGAATGGTTCCCCACGTCGCACCATAATCTGTTGAGACATATATTCTCGACGGGGAATATGTGGCAGTACCGGCGGCATTATAACCGTATTCCCCGATGGCGACATTTGCCCCGTCAATTCCACCCCATCCAAAGGTCAAAAGGTATCCGTGAAGTGTATCTAAAACCGCCGTCCATATTGTACCGCCATCGGTGGAACGGAATAATCTGCCCGCCGGATGTGCGGCATTCCCGTCCCATTCCACTCCCGTCCCCGCCGAAAGAAGATAATCGCCGTTATCCAGAACGGCCACGGAAAATAACGAAATACTCACTCCAACGGCTGTCCTATAAGTTAAAAAAGCCCCGGCTGTTTTATCCGCTATTTTTGTAAAGGTAACCCCGTCGGAGGAAGTATAGATATTGTTCGCATTGGGGCATAGGTCACCAAATAAGGCAACGCCTCTCGTGGTATCGGTGGCTAACGGGGCATAAGCAATATCTCTTATTTTTGTCAGGGGTTGAGATAACAAAACTTTTTCTGTCCGACCCTGATTGACGGCTAAAGTTGTTGTATAATCGGTGGAAATCGCCGTGGAATTCCGGACGGTATTGACGGACATATTGACTCCACCCTCTTTAATCGGCGGGATCGCTGGCGCCACCGACATCATTATCAAAAATAAAATCGTTATCCGTCTCATTTTTCACCTCATTTTTTTGCCACAGATTTCACTTTTTTAAAACCACAGATTTCACAGATTTTCACAGATTATTTTTTTTAACAAATCAGTGTCATCTGTGTAATCTGTGGTTCCTTGTTTTTATTTTAATCCGCATCTATCCGTGTTAATCCGTGGTTAATATTTTCACGGCGCCGTCAGTATCTCAACCTCTTTTTCACCCGTCAGTTTGGAGCTTCCCGCCCCGAACAGATGCACCCCTTCATATATCCACTTCGACCGTATTTTACATAGCCACTGCCTGAACTCGCATCGCTGCCACCATGTGTCTTTTTGCAGCCTGGAAGATTCGACAAAAGTTTTTTCCAGCAACCTGTCCGCCGCGTCCTTGCAGGTCATTGGCAGCAGTCCCATCCGCATGAGTTGGCAAAGTACGTCATGTGTCAGCGAACCCTGCATGAAATTTTTCGTGTCGATTGCCGGTCCGCTGGGTCCGTCCCAGGCATACCCTTTGCGGGTAATCAGGTGTCCTTCGATAGTCATGCTGATAAATTCTAAGCAGATATCCTTCGGCGGATGGATGTCGATATCAACGACATAATCCTCCAGTAATTCATACTTATAGGATTTCAGGTTTCGATAAATAATCATTTTGGTTTTTCCGTTGCACTTGTGGCTAAGCCACTTGTCCCCAAGGGATTCGACAGATTCAATGCAGACGGTGTTTGTGCCGGCCCGCTCGATTGCGTTTTTTCAATCTCCTGTTTGATTGTCTGGAGAATTTTTATCTTTTCCTCGAATTTCGCGTAGAGTTTTGGGGACACGACGCCCAGGACCGCCGTAACGGTGACGATTGATGATAATGTCGCCGTTATGACGTGGGGAAGGTGTCGTGCGATTCTTCCGCAGGTCTCAATCTTTATCCTTGCCGGACAGTTCTGGCTATGGTCCTCAATGGCCATTTTTGCCGCTACGGTCCCAGCCTCCCGTCCGATCTGTCTGACAAACTCATCGAGAGGAACCAAAATTTGCGGTTGCTTTGCGCCGCCCTGATTATCCTGTCCGTTCATATTGCGACCCCTTCATTGTCTTTTTCAATATTCAATGAACTCGAAAGTTCCCGTTGTCGTTTCCACAGCAGGGCAATGACATCGTCCAGCATCTTTCCCGCGGCGTTGAGTTCCTCGTCGGCGAAATGTCCGTTCGCCGTCATCAGGTTTAATGTCTCTTCCAGCTCCGCGATATGTTCCGCCAGTGTGTTCATTTTTTTCATTTCGGATTTCGGATTTCGGATTTATTCCGCCAAAATATGGCCGGTCCGGACTGTGTCTGGCCGCAGCCGGACCGGTCTATAGGGGGACTATATGCTGGTTATGTGGCCCGCAGCCAGGTGCCGCGTTTTTCAATGACCTGCCACATTGTATCGCCGGTGGCCTGCAGCCGCAGATAATCTCCGCGTTTGCTGGTAGCCGCGGTATTGGTCAGGCTCTTATTGACCGCGTGCGTGATCCCGAACCCGTTAAATCCGTCGTTAGCATGCGGTGCAACGATCAATCCAACCGAGCCGGCGGCGTCCGCCAGGTCATTGATGAGGATCAATTCCAGACCGATATACACCGTGGCGATCTCCGGCAGGGTGATCGTCTGGTCGGCGGTCTGGATGTGGTGGACAATGCCGCCGTCGGTATTATCCATCGTGCCGGTGGTGTCGGCGATATGGTATCGGTTGATCCATGCCGGCTGTTCCGGATTGACCACATTTAGTGCGAACTCCGCCTCGCCGTCCGTGGCGGCAAGGGCCTTGGTCAGTGTGCCGAGCCAGATATCTCCGGCGACCGCGTTGGTGGTGGCGCAGCCGGCGCTGGCGGTCCCATTGACGGAACTGCCGTTTTCGTCCCAGTACAGGTTATCGCCGACATTGCCGACGACCGCCCCGGCCTGGGCCTTTGCGTTCCCCGCCACCTGGATCGCCCCCAGTACATTCGCGGCGATATCTGTGACGGCGAAGGCCGCACGGCCGCCGACCTTAATGACCTGACCGGCTTCCAGCGCCGCCGCGGGGGTATGGTCAATCACGGCCCCCTGGGCCAAATTTTGAGCTTCTGTGAACATTGTCATTGTGTTATCTCCTGTAAAAAAATTCTATTTTTTAACGGTTACAAAACTGATTTTCAAATCCTGAAAGGATGGCGGAAGAACAGCGTTCCTCCGCCGTCATAGTTTTACAGTGCGGCGACAGTGCACTTTTGCGCAGCGCGGTAATCCTGTTTGGCCGCGCCGAAGTCATAGTAGCCGCGCATCTTGATGCCCAGCGTGTTGAAATCGGCGTCCGCGGATTCCACAATCGGCGTCTCGTTGCCGTTGAGGAACACCACTTCGATGAGTGGCAGGTCCAACGGGTCCGCGACCAGATACCAGTCGCCCAAAACGCCGCCGTATTTCGTCTTTTCGACGTATGCGCTGACGGCGGGGGTATATCTGCCCTGGTGCGGGTTGCCGCTGGTCTGCTTGGCCGTGGATGTCCCGGCGATGATGTTGGTGTCTTTGAACAGTCTTTCGGCGAGGGTCTTGTTGGATGATCCGACCACGAGCAGTTTCGGTTCTACCGCGATGGGGTCCTTGTTGGAATCCACCTGGTCCACAAATTTCAGGGCCGCGGCCGTCAGTGTATCGATGGCCAGCGTTGCCGAACCGGTCAGGTTGAGGTGGGCAACCGCCGAATAGAAAGAACCGGTGTTGCTCTGGAATTCCGTCCAGAACACGATGCACAGTTTTATCGCTCCGCCGCGGCCTATCAGTGCCGGCATGGCGCTCAAAGCGCCGAGGTCGTCATTGATCAGGTCCGTTCGGGAGATATCAAACAGCTTTCCGTAGGTGTCCGCCTTATTGGTGAAGGTTTCCTCTCCGGCGGTGCCATGTTTTAACTCGCCGCCCGGGCCGACTTTTTCAAACGTCAGGTCCCCGGTCAGCCGGTAACCCGTCACGGTCTTGAAATCATTGACCGGGCGAATTTTCGCAAGCAGCCGCCACGTCTGCTCGACGGCCATAAATGCCGCCAGCATATACTTATTGGCGATATTGCTTAGAATGCCGGAGATGTCCGCCGTGCTGAACGCCGCCTGCAGGATTTCACGTTCATTGCCGCGGAAATACCGCCCGGACCATCCGGTGGCAATCGCCGCCTCCATCAGCAACTGCTGAAGTCCCATCCTGCCGTGGTATTGACGGTATGCGAACTCAACGGTCTCGGCGCCGTATTGTTCAACGACCTTTTTCTCTCCGAACCCGCCGGAGATCAATGCCGCCGCCTCCAGCACTTTGGCCGTGTTCTGTCCATCCCGGGCGATATGAATGGCCGGCGCCGAGCCGATCTTGTTGTTGAACTTCGCGCGGATTTCAGTGAGCATTTGAGCGCGTGCCGCGTCGATGGTCACGGATGTGTCCGTCGCCATTTTTTCGATCTTGTCCGGCGCGATGCCCAGGCCTGCTGCCTCGGCCCGGATGGTTTTCTGACGCAGGGCCTCGGCCTCGGTGGCCGCCTTTGTGATGGCGGCCGTATCGACGCTGCCGGCTGCCGGGTCCTGTCTTGCGGCCGCCTGTACCGCCGCGGCCGGTGGTGCAGCATGTTTGACCGCCAGCTCTTCCAGTTTCGCCGTAAACGCCTCGGCGGTGATGATGTCGTTTTCCGCGGCCGCCAGAATCTCCTGGTCAAGCTGTTCTTTGGTCAGCCGCCCTGTGAATTTTTGCGCCAACAGGCGCAGTTCTGCAATCTTCATTTTGTCTGTCTCCTGTAATTGATGGGTATTTTCATTTTGTGCCGCGATGGCGGCTGACGAATGGGTGTCCGCGCCGAGGTCCACGAAGCTCAGCTCGTCCAGCACGGATTTGGAAACGAGATAGACCGGCCCTTCGAATGTCTGGCCGTTGGCCTTGACCTTTTGTTTTTCCCCGGCAAAGACCACCTCGACCGGTCTTGCCCCCATGCTGACCTGCCATGGGAAACCATTCTTGCTGCTTTCGATGACATCCCTGGCCCATTCCGTAACGCGGCTGATGACGCCTTCGGCGGTCAGTTTGTTTTTTGTCTTTGTAATTTTCGTGGTGTGTCCGACGCCTTTTAACGGGTCATGCTGCATCCGCGCTGGGAGTGTTTGAGAGGGGACATTCATCCCGGCCAGTTCCACCACGACCGGGTAATCCCAATACTCCAGCATCAGCAGTCCGCCGGTATAGGCCAGCAATTTGAATGTCGGCGCCGATTTGGCATTGCCCTCGGCCGCCGCGACGATCTCCAGCTCGCACGGCATGGCGATGGCCGCGAATTTCTTTTGTTCCGCTTCAATTTTGCCGCGTATTTGTTTCATCGCAAAACTCCTAATCCGCAGTGTCTTCATTGACCTGATAAGTTTTTTGAATTTCCTGTTTTTGTTCACCAAAAAACAATTTCATGGCAATCTCCCTCGGCACGCCCGCGGCGTCGGCGTCCTCCAAAATACTGAATATCTCTTTAAGCCGCTGTCGCGTTTCGCGCCGCCAGTCCTTGCCGTCTTTGGCATATTCGGCGGCCAAAGTTGTAGTGCCTGATTTTTGCAGGCGGGTATTCTGCGAATCAGCTTCTTTGACCGGGTCCACGTGTTCGAATCCGTCCCATTGCCATTTGATGGTTCGGATGGCCTTCATCACCTGTTCGAATGTGGGTCGCGTCGTAAAAAATCCATCGAGCAGATAGCCCTCGGATAGCCACTCGGCAAACACACGGTTCAAAAATCGCCTTGCTCCCCATGTCCGGATGGCGGCGATGAACCGGTGATATTTCTGATGGTCAAGTCGGCCGCTGGCATAGTTGTATTTGGCGCTGTTCATTGCCGCGACGTTGTAGGGCATCAGCACGCAGCGTGCGATCTCGTTGATGATCTCCGCCTTGAACATTTCAAAAGTCGCCGCCGGATGTTCGGGCTTGATCTGAAACGTCTCGTAATTATCCGGCAGAACGAGCATTGCATTGCGCTCAAATTCCAGGACATCGTTTTCCTGTATTTTGTGGGAGGCCTCGGAATCCGGGTCTTTGCAGGATATGACCGCCGAAGGTTGGGCCGCCGTCTCGGCCGAATCGAGCGTGGCATCGACGAATCTTCGCAACTGCGCAAATTTATCCAATACTGGCGTAAACCACGGTATGCCGTGCATCTGTCCGGGACGCTTGATTCGATAAAGGTGTATGACGTCGCTGGCCATGATGCGTTCGGATTGCATGGAGTAGGGGGTATATCCCAGCCGCGGGTCATATTTTCGTATGTGGTAGGCGACGGGGCGGCCGAGTGAATCAAATTCAATGCCGTTTTTAATGGCCGTATTCATCATCCCGGCCGAGGAATCCAGCCGGTCGATATCCACGCACAAGAGTCGCAGTGAGATATTGTAGGGTATGTCCTCCCGTTTCAACACGGTGATGGATGCCCCCGCCTCGCATTGCTGAAGGGCCATCTGGGACTGCAGGATTTCCGCGAGGTCCATCTGTCTGCCGAAATCACATTGTGCCGCCCATTCGAGAAATCGCTCTTCGGCTTCCTGGTCGAAGGGTTCATTTCCGCTGTTGAGCTGCGGTTTCGGTCCGCTGCCGATAAAGTCGAAGGCCAGCGTATCGGCGATGCCGGAGGCGTAGCTGTTATTGAGCATCTCATATCGTGCGCGGCGCTGCAGCGTGGCCAGGTCTCCCTGGATGAGTGCGTTAAAATCTCCGGACTTTGCCCGGGCCCAGTGCCTGGAGTTAAGGCGTGTGGTTTCAGCGCTGTCGGCGAAGCTGGCGGCTAATTTTTCAAACGGCCTGCCGAACTGGTCGAGGATTTGTCCCGTCTGTCTGCGTCTGACAATCGCCTGTTGCATTTTACAATACCCCCGAACCGTGGGACATTGGGATGATGCCGAATCGTTTCCCGCCGCCTTTGGTCTGCTGGGCCAGCAGGGACGCATATTCTTTTCGTGCGGCGACAAGATCGGCGAGGTCGCGGTATTCGATGGTTCTGCCGTCTCGCGTTGTGAGTTTGCCGGGACTGCTGACGCCGGCGGCGATTGCCGTATTGATGTCATCAATGATTGTCTGATAATTTGCCACCATAATTTTCAACCATAATTTTTAACCACCGATTCACACTGATTTTCGCTGATTAAAAAAATCTGTGTTTATCTGTGAAATCTGTGGTTAATACTTTTTTTCTTCGGGCGCAAAAAAAGACGGCCGCCTGGGTGTCCAGCCCTGGACGGCCGTCTTGTTTTTGCCTGTTCGTCCGGTCAGGCTGATCAACCTGACCAAAACCCGGACTATGAACTTGTCATATTAAAGTAATCCCTCATGAAATGGAAAATGCAACAAAAATCCGCCCAAAATTAAAGATTTTATGCTACCAGTAGCATAAAATCTTGTTTTCATCACAAAATTTTAATTATGAGATGTGGTTTTTTCTACCATTTCAATTGTGCGGTGAATCAGTCCACAGTACCGACATTTCATATATCGCCGTTCACGATTGCCGGAGATTGGTATCTTATGGGTAACGTCAAAATGTCTGCATCCACAGTTGCGACATTGGATTCCGACCGGAATCTCCGCCGGTTTCGGCATCTCCCGTTTTTTTAATTCTTGCGTTCGTGGGTTCTTGAGTTCTTGTGTTCCTGTATTCTTTAGTTCCCTCAATATCTCGCCGGTATTTTTTACCACAACACATCCGCCGGTGACGATGATGTCTTTATTTTTTTTCTTTTGCTCTTTTTTCATAATTTTTTGTAACCACAGATTTCACCGATTCCACTGATTTATTAAAAATATTTATCTGCGAAAATCTGTGTTAATCTGTGGTTCCTTTTTTGTGGTTTTTAAATTCTCCGTCTCGGCATCGCCGACATCACAATCCGTTTTTTCTCCGGCCTATTCCGCATCGCCGCCGGTACTCGTTCCGGCTCGTTTTCATCCCGCAGCAGATATGCCTTTTTCTTATACCCGGCCGCCTCGGTTAAAACCAATGTGTCCCAAAAATGCACGTCCCCGTGTTCCGTCTTGGGTTTCCATATCGAGACGATATGTCCCCGTCGGCGTTCTTTGACCTTATGTTCTCCGCAAATCTGCGAAAGGATATGCGGCGGGATATCGGCATAAAACTCTATGCTGCCGATAGCGCCGATCTCCTTTTCAAGGTTCGCCGCGACCTTGTCCTTTAATTCATTCGTTCCGATGTCAATCCATTCCAGACCCTCCAGGTTTTTTCGGCGGCGTCGCCGGCATTTTTTATCGTCTTCCGGTTTCCACCGCTTGATGCGGATGATCTCCGGCAGAAAATCGAGCCCCTTGGTGGGCCACACGACGCCGAGATATTGAATCGCCCAGTCATAGATTTCCATCGTCTCAGCGCCGCTATCGACAAACACCGGGTCCACTGCCAATTGTCCAAAGAAGGGGATAAGAATTTCTTCCTTCAGCATCTCCCAGCTTTCAACGGAACCTGCGGAAATCACATAGCTTCGCGGTCCCGGCGCAAAAGCCCTGAGCATATAATCGATTCGCCATTCTCCTATGTCGTTTTTATGCGGGTCGGCGCCCGCCACAAGGATTTTGCAATCAGCCGGCACAAATCCTCGCGGGTTGGCACCGATATTTTTTTTGAGATGTTCATAACTGACGGATATCCCTTCTTCCTCCCAGAGTTCGGCCATCACCTGGTTGCGGAATTCCTGCAGGCGTCCTTTCTTGCTGACCGGGTCATGCTGCAGCTCGAACCACTCGGCCAGCAGCTCCGCCCAGTTGTGCCACGGGCTGACAAGAGGCGGAATCCAGAATCCGACATGCAGTTTCCCGCGTTTGGGTTTTCCCGATAACGTCCCATCGCGGTTGACCGTGCATCCTTCAGGGCACCAGACGCCCTTTGCCACGATTTCATCCCGCTGCTGAGGCGGAATATGATGGCTGCAATGCTCGCATTCATAATAGACACAATTGGTTTTGATGATGACTTCTTTGTCCCGCAGGTCCGGCGGGTCAACCTTCAGTCTGCCGAATTTTGGAATCTGATATCCATTACAGCGAGGGCATGGGATATAATACCGACGCATATCGGAGCGATGGTATGAGACATTGATAAACCCCTCGGCCGTCGTCGGCGTGCAGTCATAGATTGCTTTGAAATCCGGATAGGTCTGGCCGCGGCGGAAGGCTAAGCGTATCGGGTTGCCTTCCGTCTGCAGGGTGTCCGGCGATTTGTCCGTCTCTGTAACAATTAGCAGGCCGATAGACCGGGAGGATAATTTTATCGCGGAGCGAAGGCCTACGAAATACATTGGCATGGTCTTAAATCGAAACTCGGCGCCCTGCAGGTCCCAGTCGCGGCCCGTCAGGTGTTTGGCTAATTCGGGGCTGTTTTCAAACATCGGCGCCAGCCGGTCCCGGGCGGTGGAGGGTATCATCTCCTCGACCGCCGTGGCGTATAGAATCGGCGACGGAGTCAGATTGACATGCTTGGCCATCATATTAAACGTGGCCTCGGTTTTTCCGCAGCGACCGGGGCCCACGATGGTAATTTCCTGCGTGTCAGGTTCATCGAAGGCATCCATAATTGCGCGCAGATAGGGCGTGCGGTCTGTTCTCCACGGTCCCGATTCGGACGAGGTATCATCGACGATGCGGTACAGGTCCGCGTGCCGGCTGGTGCTGATGTCCGGCGGTCTCTTCCAGGCAGAGCGTTCGGCCGCCGTCCATCGCGGCGGGCCCGATTGTCGCCGCTTATTCTGCGGCCCGCCCTGGGTTTGTTGACGGGGCTGGCCGTCCGGCCATTGGAACAGCCTGTCTTGTGATCGCCGAAGAAGGCTGTTATTCCTTCGGTTTTTGTTGGTGATGGCGGTCATTGAGTTTCACTTTAAATTGTCTTTTTTCCGCAGGGGTCAAATTCCCGTAATACTCCAGCAGTTCCCGGATGCGGTCCTCGGACGGTTCTAATTTTTCCCCCGCGAAAATATCTAAGCAGCGATAAATCTCATCGCGGCAGACCTCCTGCATCCGGTGGACATTCAGGTTCTGCAGCTTGGCCGGCAATTTTCGCACCAGCGACATCAGCACACGCCGTACCTCGATGATTCGGCTGACCCGCTGCCGGTCAATCTCTTCGACGAGAATGAGTTTTCCGGACTGCATGTTGATCTGCAACTGGGCCAGTTCGCTTTTTTTACTTTTCAGATCGAGGTCCGCGAAAAGGACCTGCTGTTTGACATTGGGTTTTTCCGGATTACCGTTGAGTCGATGGGCGTCTAATTTTGCAATATCGTACCGGCCCCTCTTGTCGCGGAGGACTTCTTCTTGTTCCCAGTTGCGGACGGTCCGCGGTTCCACGCCGCAGTAGTCGGCTGCCTCTTTTTGCGACCGGATGACTTGTTTCTCGTTTTCTGTTTTGGATTTTGGATTGTCGATTTTTTAAGCATCCATGCTGATATTTTTTAACCACAGATTGCGCAGATTTCACTGATTTATAATGAATAATCCCTGTAAATTTTTAAGGAATTGGATTGTTTCTTCTTGTGTTTCGCCGTAATTTTTCCACGTTTTTAAATTGGCATTGAAAAATAACATAAATGCCATATCAAGAGATTCATATCCCATCATTGAACACAAGGCGTTTTTTTGTTTTAAGGTCAAATTGGATATAATTTTGATTATAGAACAAAAAACAGGACATTCAATTTGTCTGGTCCATTTTGATATACTTCCATTTCGGCAATATTTTATCTTGGCATTTTCCCATCGCATGTTTTCCTTGAACCATTCATGCCCCTTTGTTATTTTTATACGAAATGGATTTAACAATTTATGAAACATGTTCTCATATTCTCTATTTAATTTTTCATTCCAACACAAGAGACATATCTTGTATGGACATCCGGTTTGCATCTCTAAAATTCTTTTTAATGCGTTATCATAATTTTCTGAATATCCAATCTTTATCGTATTACTATGTTTTAAATTCGATATTTCGCTAATTTGATATTCGTTTGATACAACAGCAAAAACATAAATACCCATTTTATTTCTCCCAGCGCCATTTGTTTTTTGATGGACATCCCGCGTCAACCCATGCGTAAATTTCGTTTTTACGCAAATATATTTTTACCCCAAATTTAATTTCCTTTGGCCCGATTCGACCAGCCGCCTTAAGCACGAAATATGTTCCCCGTGATATACTTAATATTTTACAAACTTCACTTACGGACAACAAAAGCTTGTCTAAATTTTCACTCTTCATACCATACCCCTTCTAAAATTTTTAATTATCTAATATAAAAGCAAAGGATTTATATCAGGCAAAGACCGAACCGCTTGCTTTTGAATTTCCGGCAGGACTTTCGCATAAACATTCATTGTAAGGGCTGGGTTTGAATGCCTTGCAAGTTCCTGCGTGACCCTCACTGGAGTTTGGCTGTTGGCAAGAAACGTGATGTACGAGCCGCGTAGGCTGTGAAAATCAATTTTACGGCCCTCATAATCCTTAGTCGGCAAGTTCGCCGCCTTCAAGTCCTCTCGAATCCATTCGCTCGGTCTGCCATGTTCCGTGAAATTATGGAATAACGGCTCATCTGATCCGGGGTTTAAGGTCTGTTTCCAACAGAACA